TGTTTCTGACGAAGTTTATTAAGATTATTAGATACTTCTTGTTGATTAGCTTTTATTTCTAATATATTCTTTTTGAGATCTTCTTTGGCATCTTGTATTTCTTTAGCTTTTTCTTTTAATAGTGTTAGTTTTTCTGTTTTCTTTTCTTCTTCAATTGGTTGATCGCATGTTGGACAATTATCATTATCTTCATAGAAGCGTGATTCAGTGACAAGTGAATGTATCTTTTCGTTAAATTGACTATCGTATGAATCTAATTGTGATATCTTTTTAATTAACTCAGTACTATGTTTCTCTTCAGACGTAATTGAAGCTGATAGATTCTTTCCAAGTGTTTTGCTTTCTTTAAATAGACGATTAATCTCTTCTTTATGTGTATCAATACTGGCTTGTTTCTGTACTATCTGATCATCGTTGAGCTCTTGTAGATCTTTAATATACTTGGATTGACTATCAATCTTTGTTTTAAAGATATCTATCTGATGATTAATATCTGTAAGTTCATCTCGTATTTTTGTATTACGCTCTTTTAAAAGCATATTCATTTTAGAAAAGATATTAATATCCAATAGATCTTCAATAATATTTCTTCGTGACCAAACTGGTAATTGCATAAAAGGAATAAATGAGCTACTTCCTAATACAACTACCTGATGGAAAGATTTATGATTTAACTTAAGTATATTCTGCTCAAGATATTTTTGATAATCTCGTGCATTAGAAGCTTGATTAATAAGATTACCATTCTGATAGATCTCAAACTTGGAAGGCTTAATTCCTCGTACAATCTTAAAATGTGCAGTACCTATTGTAAAGTTAACTGTTACAACTGTACCTTTTTTATTAATACTATTAATCATTTGATTTTTATTGATATCACGATGTGGTTTACCAAATAAAGCAAACGATAAAGCATCAAGTAAAGTTGATTTACCAGCTCCGTTTTGTCCTACGATTAATGTTGTTGGTGATCGATCCAATAAAATTTTAATAGGATCATTTCCAGTGGATAGAAAATTCTTCCACTCGATAGATTCAAAATGTATCATACTACCTCTAGATTCTGTGCTTCAGTATATAGTTTTCTCAATTCAACTTTTAGATGTTCTTTATCTAAATCTGTATCAACAGCTTCAACATAAGAATCAAGTAGATGTGTTGTATCTTCTAGGGATATTTTCTCGTCTTCTACGCTTTCTCCCAGATACTCTTCAAAGCTTTCAGCTATCTTGAGTTCATATGTTTCTATATTCTGTAATCTGTCTACAAATTTATCAAACATGTAAAGGTCATTTTTATTTATAACAATCAGCTTAATAAACTTTTTCTCATATTGTGAGACATCAATTTTATCGTAATCAGTTTTACTGTCGTCATATATTACTTTTTTAAACATCGTAATTGGATTACGAACTGCTTCTACCTCTCTTGTCTCAGTATCGAGAACATGAAAGTATTTTGGATCATCTACATCTGCCCAGGTAAACTCCATTTGAGAACCTAGATAATGTACATTACCTTGATGTGATTTAGTATGAAAATGACCAGATAATACCATTTCAAATTTAGAAAAGACATCTGCATTCATTCCATGTGGATTAGGCATCCCTGCCATCATATCAAATCCTTTTAACTCTAAATGAGCACCTAAAATAGATGCACCACATTTTTGAGCCCACTCAGTATATTCTTTATAATTTGAATTATTAATCCAAGGTATTATAGCAACTTTACAGCCATCATAATCCAATACTGTAGGTTTCATACAGATATTAACATTAGATGTAAAGTAACCAAGTAACTCTTTTAAAGAACAAAGTTCGTTTGTATTTTTAAAGTATACATCATGATTACCTGGAATAATATCCATTGTCATACCATACTTTTTAAGAGGTTCAAGGAAGTGTTTCCTATTTGCATTCAAAGCTTTAAAGTTAACAAACTTACGATGCTCATAGTAATCTCCAAGATGTAGTACATTCTTTATATTATGCTCTTGACAATAAGGAAAGAATACCTCTGTATAGAATCTATCCTGATAGTTCAAAAATATATCTGAACTATTTCTTACGCCACAATGTGTGTCGTTAAGAATTGCTACTTTCACGTAATGCCCTCATTTGTTCTTTTACCATTTTTCTTTGTAATTTACCTATCCTTCTGGCCGCAACTTTGACCTTAAATTCCTGTAGGTTCAATACTTTCCTTTTGGCATTTCTTTTATTTTCTTTGACAAATCTCTTTTTATTTAAATTGACTTGTCGCCTTCTTTGTTTCTCACTTAAATGTTTCATGACATGAATAACTCCAGCTTTTTAGCTTCCTTTTCTTTTTTGGCAAATTCTTTTATTGCTGTATCTTTTTGTCTTACAGTGCTAATTCTTTGTCTTAATGTATCAACATAAGCCATAGTCTCTTGAGCTCCTGCTTCGTCCATACCCATTTGAGTAAAATCTTCGATACCCATTTTCTCAATGAATTTAAATTTAATATCCTGTTGTTTTTTCTCTTTAGTTATTCTACGAATAAATGCAAAGTAACATATTTGTGTAAAATAAGAGAATGCATTAGGACGACCAGTTCGAGTTGCAGTTTCTATATTATAGTTACCAATTGCTCTTAAGCAATTTTCAACAGCATCCATTACCATTTCTTCTCTATAAGTATATCGTACAAAGTTTGGTCGATGTGATAAACCTTCTGCGATTCTTATAAAGCATTTAGCAATATAGTCTGTGACTGTGGGAACTGGATTTCCTTTTTCTTTAGCAGCATGTGCTTCAATAGCATAATCCATAACAGCTTGAGAAAAATCTTTGTTATTAACATAATGTGCTTTATTTTTTTGGCTCATTTTATTTCTCCATAATTATATTATTATACCATATTTTTAGTAAAAAGTACATATGATTTATTTCATTAAAACACTGTACTTTTATCATTTTTTATGGTATAATATAATAGTACCTCCGGAGGGAAGGAATACAAGAATCAATGTATCGTCTTCTTCTCAGTTATAGGTACACCATTATCAGCATACTCATTCGCAAGTTCATTCTCATAATCTTCTAAGATCTCAAGATCAGACCTTGTTTCAGGCTTACTGATATTATCTAATTTTAATGCAAATTGCACATAATTAGTTTTTATTTCTTCAGCTATAGGAACATGTTGAATAATATTAGACTTTAATATTTTGAATTGTTTGGAATCCGAGAATGGAAACCAAGGAGTAAATTGAAAGCCACCTAGTAAATTAGCATGTATACTAACAGGTCTTTCAATTATGTAGTTATCATCATTTTTCACTGCTACGAGTCCAATGATATCATCTCCATTCATGAGTTTAAAATGTCTAATATTTAATTGTTCCATTTATATATTTATATCCCATAGCTTGTAATTAAATCGTTCTTTAGAATATATCTTAATTCTTTCTGCCGCATGTTGCAATGTATAATTCTTATTAGATTTCCAATGTAGATCATCTGCAATATCATATATCTTTGTATCTTGACCAGTACTACTCTTCCTTAGTCCTCGGCCGATGGATTGGAGAACCCTAATTTGAGACTTACTTGGTGAAGCAAATATAATGTTGTGTAAATTACGAATATTAATACCTGTAGAAAAAGTGCCAATACTAGCGACGATAATTGCGTCTTTTTCTTTCTCGGTAATCTCACGGACTGATTCTCTTGTGTCGACATCTGTTTCTCCTGAGACATAAAATAACTTTCTATTACTATTTATCTTTTCTTTTAATAAAGAGTGCAATGGCTTACCATGTTTATCTACATAATTAAATAACAATAAAGTATTACCTTTTTGATCTAATGCTAAGTTAGCAATAAAATTATTTCTTGGCTCATATCTTACAATAAAGTCTAGTTCTTCTTGATATTTTAATCCTGATATAATTTTACATATCTCATCTTTATATTTAAGTAAGAGTATATCTATTTCTAATTGACTTAAATCATTGTTATCAATTAATTGTTTAGTCGTTGTAACCTGATAAACGGGTCCAAACAATCCTTCTAATACTAACTGATGAGTTTGTGTTCCATCAAGTGTACCAGTTGTTCCAATACGATATTTAGCTTCTGTACATTTCTCTAATATCGCCGTAAGTGATTTAGCTTTAAAATTATGTGCTTCATCTCCTATTACCATACCATATCTTTCAAACCATTCATGATTCATTTTATAAATGGATTGCCAGGTTGTTATCGTAACTCTTTGTTTAAAATTATATTTTTCTTTTCCGGAATATATTCTATGACAATTTTCAGCACAATCCCAGGTATCCTTACTAGAGTAGTCAGCAAAGTCCGAATACATCTGTTCAACCAATGATGTTGTAGGTACAATAATAAGTACATCATTATCATAAGTTTCTAGGTAATATCTTAATGCCATATAAATGATTAAAGATTTCCCAGAAGCCGTTGGTGATAGTAAAAGGCTTTTAGTTTTTCTCATCACGAGCGAGAACGCATCTAATTGATAGTCCCTGGGGTATATATCCTCTCCGTTCACGCTAGCCTTCAATTTACCTAAAAAGGTGTCTAGATCATGATTAAGGTCTTCGTCAGGAGTGCCATAGAAGGCATCTTCGTTTGCGATTATTTTATAATTTCTTTGTTCTGCGAATTCTGCTAGATACTTATACAATCCAGTATATAATGTTTTCTTTCTTTGATCGAATAATCGTATCTTTCCATCCCACATACGATTTTTATAAGCAGGCATAAATTTATAACCAGGAACAAAGAAACAAAAGTGTTCCGACAATTCTCTTTCAATAGAAGGTTCACATTCTAACGATAGGAATGCTTCGTTTCTTTTAGTGACGATAATTGATTCCATTAGATTCCGCTAGTGAACTTTCTCCATTCAATCATGTTCTTTATGTTTTGATGTCTCCATTTAACATTATCTAATATTTCTTTTAAGGTTGAACACAATTCTTCTAGATATTGTATTTTAGCTTGATGTTCTTGTATAATTGGATCTGAATCATAATAGTAATCCATATCACCTTTGAGCACAGTTAATCCACCTAAAGGATCATAATCCCATCCTTTTGTATCAATTTCTTCTTTACTCATTTTACCATTAAGATGTAACCATTTATCTTTAAGTAGTACCTTAAATTCAAGTTCAGCTTTTTTGAGTTTCATTCGATTTACAGAAAGTAATTCGAGATATTTACCATGTAATTTTGCGGAGTCTCGAGACGCTTCATCGAGATTCATATCATCGATAACTGAGTCTTTTTTCCACATTTCTAATATTTGTTGCAAATTATTCATATTATTATTATACCATCATAAAGTGATTTTGTACAGTGTTTTAAGTAAAATACTATACAAATTCAAAATTAGTATATGCAAATGTGACATCCATTTGTACATACTCTACACTTTCAACTTGTGCATCAAATTCTACTGGGGTTATATTTGTTGGAAATACATCTTTAAACTTAATTTCTTTTGTGACATTATTATGTGACGATAAGATTAAAAGAGTAGCATCAGCTTTAAATCCTTCAGCATTATTTGATTGAGCAATATTATGCAACCAATCAAATGTTTCTATATAGTTTTCCATATTCTCTGTGACGTTAACTCTTAATGCTAAATCTTCAAAGCTTAATCTATCGCCTGTAAAAGCTAGATTAACACCTCGATATGGAGTATCTACTGCTGATATACTAATTCCAGGAAGCGTAGCAGCAACAGCAAAGTATTCTATGTTAGGATACTTCGTGCTATCTACTTTAAATTGAAAGCCTACAGGGCTAAGAAAGTTTTTATTTGTGGTTAATGTTGCCATAGTACTATTTATGCAATCTCAGCCCTTGAATATTACTTCTCTACAACAAATTCATTAAGTTGTTTTGCTAAATTAATTACAGCCTTAGCAGTAATTCTTTTAACTGGAAGTGGTTTAATATCTTCTGGGTTATATCCGTTATGCTCTTGAATAGCGTGTATTTCCCTTTCAATATTTCCGTGTAATATTCCTTCTGCTTGAGATAGCAAATCGGCTCTTATTTCATAGCCACTTTTTCCTTCTGACATAATATCCTCCTGTGTGTATGTGTGTTAATGTCAATATTATATATAACGCAAAAAAAGGGGCCTAAAAAGACCCCTTAAGAATTAGATTTAACTAATTAGGTTTACACCATAATGTCGTCAACTCTGAAGATTCTGAAGTATTGGTTAGATCTATCTGAACCGACACCGTCTAGAGCTACGAATGGGTTTGCAACCATGCCGTATCTAGTTTTGAATCCTATTCTTGGTTGGAAATCATTCTCACCAACAGCTTTAACCATTGTTAGTGGAACGTATGGGCAGTAGAATAAACCTGCGTCATATGGATTAGATCCTCTGTAACCAACACAAACGAAGTCTACAGTTGAATATGGATCAATGTAAACTTTAACTCTACCGTTAAGAACACCAGCAAAAGTATTACCTGTGTCGTCAACGTTTAAGTTAGCTGAAAGTGCAGGTGTGTAATCCAACATACCAGCAGCTGCTAGAGCTGAAGCTACGTCTGAAGAACATAGGATAAAGTTACCTTTACCTCTTCTTGTTTCTTTAGCGATTACGTTACACTCTCTTTCGATTTGCATGATTAAACCTTTGAATCTTTCAACCATCCATCTTCCATCAGAGTCACTATTGACATCGAATATACCTGAAGTAGCTGTTGAAGACTGTAAAGCTCCGATTTTAGCAGTTTTAAGAACAGTTCTAACAACTTCTCTGTTGATCTCTGCAAGGATCTCAGCAGATAAGATATTAGCTAGTTCGCCTTCTGCGTCTAAACCGTGAATAGCTTTAAGGTCTTGAGCTAATTCCATTGTATACTCAGCTTTAAGAGCTCTTGACTTAGCAGTCACTGTTGATTTCTCAATAGTGAAAGCCATTTCGCCGTATGAACCGTCGCCAGTTTCACCAACACCCAATCTCTCAGCAGCACTTGTAGCAAGTCCTGTACCAAGAGTTGAAACTGTGTCAGCTTCGTCTGCGATTGTACCGTCTGTGTCAGCGTCTGTTACACCACTTAATCCTGTTGGATCAGCTTGATGTGTACCAGTTCCTGAGAAATCTGTATCAGCTTCATTGAATAAAGCTTCAGTACCAGATTGTGATGCATATTTTGATTTCATTGCAAAGATAAGTCCTGTAGGACCACTCATTGGCTGAACGCCAGCGATATCATAAGCAATTAAGTTAGGCATAGCTCTACGTACTAAAGAAATTAATACTGGGTCAAAAGTACCGATGTTATTCGGTGCTGAACCTGAACCAATATTGTTAGCTGCTGCAGCTTCAGAAATAAAATTTCCTTGTGCTTGAGCTCTTTCTTCTTGTAGGGCAACCTCTTGGTTTTCTAATAGTCTAGCTGTTACAGCTTTTCTATATCTGTCGGAAATTTCTGGAGCTGACTCGTGATCGAGAACAGGACCCCATTTTTCCATTAATTTTGCGTCTGCATTAAACATTTTAGTTATCCCCTAAATTATTTAGTAAAATTTGTTATAGCTTGAGTGTATCTAGACATTGACTCAGAAACTGCTTCCTCGGAAACATTATCTTCACCTAATAGACTATCAACTTCATCAACTGATTCAGTAACTTCTTTTGTGAAGTATGATTCTTTAACAGTTTTCACTTTCATTTCGAAAGATTCTTTGTTATCGAATTCAATATCTTCAACTAAAGATGCTAATTTTTCAGCTTCTGTTTCTGCAAGCCCTGAAGATTGTTCTCTTACTACTTCCTGCTTTTCAAAATTTTGAACTTTAGAATGTAGATCGATATTATCTTCTGTGGTTTTATTTAAAGTAGCTTCTAGCTCATTGACTTGTTCGTTGAGTTCATCAACTAGGTCAACTTTACCTTCTGGTACTTCGATGTAGTGCTCTTTGAACACTGATTGTAAAGAAGTCATAAAGTCTTCAGCAATTTCGGTTCTTAAACCATTTTGTACTGCAACTTCATTATCTTTCATCCAGTTCTCAACTACGTAGTTTAAGTAAGAATCTACTTTCTCTACTAATTGATTTTGGACATCAGTTACTTCTTCTTCTAGATTTTGTGCATATTCACTCTCTAATCTATCGATTTCTTGTGATAACTTAGATGTTAACACAGCTTCGAAAATAGCTTGAGCTTTACCACGGAATCCTTCTGAAAGAGTGGCTTCTTCTTTAATGATGTTTTCTAAATCTTCATCAAAATCTATAGCTTCAACTTTAGCTTTCGCTTTAGGATCAGCAGCTTTCTTAACACCTTTTACAGCGTCGTCAGCAGATTTGACAGATTCTTCTTCATCATCACCGAGAACCATCTTTGAGAACATAGCCTGAGCCTGTTCTTTTCTAGCAGCTTTTAGCATATCTACTGCAGCTTGAATTACGCCAGCTTTGGTTTTTGGAACAGAAACAGTTTCCTTTTTAGGTTCTGCTTCTTCTTCCTCTTCCTCATGCTTGCCTTCTTCAATAGCTTCTTCTTCAGTAGTTTCAACTTCCTCGTCTAAAATTTCTTCTTCAACGAGCTCCTCTGAAACTTCTTCTGTTTCTACTACCTGCTCTTCAGATATGTCTTCTGCTACTTCGTTTTTAATAGCGTCGTCTGACATAATCATTCTCCTATGATTTTAGATTTAACTTAGAGAGGAAATTTTTAAAAGCTCTAATTTCAGCTTCTGGCAATCCAATAGCTGGAGTGCTTTTAATTTCAGTCTCAATTTCTTCAATATCTTGCGGTTTAATAATACCATTATCCCATACCCAGTCAACACCTTCCATAACTCCATTTACAAATGCACTTGGAGCTGAAGGGTCTTGAACTATATCTATAGTAGATAACATAAAGTCATCTCCCACATAACTGGTACCATTCTTCTGTACAAGACTTCCCATACCACGACTTGATACACCAAGTTTAACACCACCTTCGAGCAAACCTTCAACGATTTGTCCCATAGGAGTCTTAAGAATTGATGCTTTTCCTATAACATCATTTCCCTGCCAATGCAGATCAGTGATCTTATGTGAAACTTTATCAAGGTTAACTGTTGGTCCTTCTGGATGATTTAACTCTCCAACAGCTCTTCCTTGTTTAACTTGTTCGTCGACATACTTTTTAACGGCTTTTTCCATGACGTTCTTTTCGTATATACGACCATTTCTGTTCTTTTTATTTGATTGCATAAACACGCCTTCGATAAAATAGTTCTTAGAACCATCTTTCTTGGCTTCTGCAATTACTTCTAAATTGTTTTCTACGTATTCAGTAATTAACTTCATATTAGATACCTAATAGTTTAATCATATCATCTGCTGCTTGTTGAGCTTCTTTTTCGTTTTTGTAGTTATTATCGAGTAGTTCGTCATCTACATAAACACCAAACTTGCTACCCTTTTTAGTTAAAGTAACTTCAACGCCTTTACGTTTTCCAGCTTTAAAAGATTTAATCTTTTTTTCGCCACCAGCAAGTTTTACTTTTTCTCTTAATTCAACAAATGATATCATTTATTACTCTTCTTCAGCTTCTTTGTTTACGCTGAACTAATCCAGATGCTACTTCTATTTTTCTAGCATCTAATGCGGCTGTCATTTTATCAGCCATAATTCCTTCGAATTCTTTATTGGCTTTTACATTGTCGCCATCTTTTAAATTTTTTATCAAATCATTTACTGCCATTTCGTTTTCCTCTATTATATATTTATAAGTTTTTAACTTTCAATTAGTCAAAACTAAGATCATCATCATCTGATGGCTCATTTTCACCAGATTTATTTTCCTGATCTATTTGTTTCTTAATCTCTTCGCTTTCTTCTTCAGAGAATCTAAGAACATTTTTCGTTACCCATTCATGAGATAGATATTTACCTATATGATCTTGTACAGATGATAATAAATCAAATCTTTCTCGTATCATTTCTGATTGTTTTAACTCTGAGAAATAGTTATCTTCAATATAATCAAAGGTGATTGTTTCTTTCCATGTTTTCCAATCATCTTTAGTAATAATACCTTTTAACAAGAGTTGAGTTTTAAGCAATTGCATGAATAGGTCTGAGAATCTCTTTCTTAATCTATCAATAAACTTCTTAAACTTAACTTCATCTCTTGTTATCTCAGTTGTTCTACCTAAACTATACTGAGTTTCTTGTTCTAATCTATTTACTGGAACATTTAATGATTTATATAATTTCTTTTGGAAATATATGATATCATCTATTTGTCCTAAGTTTTCGCCGCCTGGTAGCGTGGTGATTTCAGTTCCTCTTCCACCTTCTCTTCTTGGTAAGAAGAAATCTTCTAACATACTCATATGTTTTCTATCGTCTTTGATATCACCAGTCTTAGCATCATATACCAATTTGTTTCTATATTGATTCATAATACCTCTTAGGTATTCTTC